TTGCAATACAGGTTCCCCCTGAATCTGGTATCCGCTGTAATAACGTCGGGCTGTCCGAGGACTTCCTTTGACACCCATTTTGGTGCAGTGAAATTGTAATCCTTATGGCTCCGGAGGCTGAGGGCTCCGAGGTTAAGGGCGTAAAGACGCCCCGTGGCGATTCCGCTATCCGCTACAATTGGGGCATCGCGGAAGGTTACATTCTTCCACCCAGCGTTGAGCACATCGGTATTTGTGTACCTCTGTTGAGGATGGAGGGACCGTTCGTAACCGTCTTTCAGGAGGGCTGTGGTGCAGACCCAATCCGGCAGTTTTTCGGCTGCATCTCCCATGTCGGGGGTTCGCCAAACCTTCTGCATTACCTCAAAAGAAATTGCCTCTGCGGTTGAGATGACGTTGGCCTTCCATGCAGGCAATTCCGCCTCTGTGATCGATCCGTAATGGACAGAGGTAGCCCCCAGGGTACCGGATGCCATGTTGAACAGGTCGTCGAGGCCGTTGATATGAACTGACCCATCTGCCGTCAAACCCGCAGAGGCCGCAGCGATCACGTCTGCCGCTAACTGAATCCGGGCGGATTCGATAATCGACTGCATGTACTGTTTGGTTAGATCAATAATGGCCTCATCGCCGGTGTTCTCGGTAAGGTCATCGAGGTTCAGGGTGTTGGACCCGTAGGCGCCTCCCCACCCAAACCGGGCCGCATCGATGATATCCCTTTTGGACTGATTGATGATGGTATTTGCCGAATACCCGCCACGATTACTGCCCGCATACTTCAGGGGGACCTTGACCATCTTCCCGCCGTCAACGGTCTCGTGCGCCTTGATATTCCAGTTGTCGTTGACGAGCGCGTTACCCATCAGTTTCCAGAGCAGGGCTGACGCTTTATTGAGGATGTCCACCGGCGGCTCGGTGTTGAGCCAGAAATATTCTGTGGTCGCGTTGAGCTGATTGATTAAAGACATGATCTTTTCTCCTATTCAGGCAGGATCAGGCGCCGCGTGCCGCCTTTAACGCTGCGGCCATGCCAGCGTCCAGATCCTTGCCGGTTGCTTTTGGTTGATTTGTTGACTGTCCGGGGCTTTGGCCCTTGACAATCACCTTTCCTGTTTCGTCTGTGCCTTTTGCGAGGTTCAGTCGCTTTTTGTATTCCGCATTCTCGTCCATGAGGCGTTTGGTCTCTACTGCATTCTCGTCCATGAGGCGTTTGGTCTCTACTGCGATCTCGTCTCTCTGGATTTCGCGGAACGCCGAGAGCGAATCAGACATGCCGGTCCTGTCTTTGGCGATATACTCTTTGATCTTCGCCTGCATTTCCGGGGTGGAATAACTGGGATTTTCCCTGTAGAAGGCTTCGTGGGCGGCTTTAACATCACGGTCGGATAACTCCTTCGTAAAGACTTCATGAGACGCCTTTAAGGTTCGATCCTTCGTGTCCAGTGCCGTCAGTTGGCGAGCCTTGGCGTTCAGTGTGGCTAAAGTGCGTTGATACCCTTCCACCATTGGATCAAGCTCCTCGATCTGCTTGTCCACGGCTGCGATCTCCACACTATAATCAACGACCTTCGGCTGTTCCGCCGTAGGTGCCTGCCCCTTCCCCAGTTGATCTTTCAGGGTCATTGCGAGAACCTCTGCTTGCTTGCTGAGCGAGTCATGCGCTTTCCGCACAGTGCCCAGTTCTGCTCCTTGTTCTCCGAGCTTTTTCTGCAAGTTGAGGTATCCCGTGGCCAGATCTTCGGGAGTTTTAAATCCGGTCCCGCCGATACTGGTATCCACGCCCTGATCCGCTACGTTGTCTGATCCCTTCGCTTCTGTCGTCATTTTCCTTCTCCTATTCTCGGAACTGGAAGATTTGGGCTGCCCTTTCGGACCCATGGCCAGTCTGCCCGAAGTTGTTGAACTAAAATAAAAAAGCCCTGACCCGAGGCACGCTTTACGTGTTGTCCTCGGACCAGGGCTTCAAGCTTCCCGTTTCAGGGGCTTTTAGTACCCTTTATAAATTACAGCAGCCTTAGCTGTTTTACTCCTCCCGTAAATGCTCTCATATTACAAACCAAATGCGCTAACTGGGTATTTTGCCGAGAGTGGGCTCCTCCTTTTGCAAGGGCAACGATATGGTCAAGCGTTGCGCTCAATGGGTGGGGCCATTTCAGTCGGCGGTTAACCTTCTTATGGCAGAGCTGGCAGACATAACTGTCGCGCTCAAAAACCTCAAGCACCGGAAAAGTCTCGATTGTCGCTTGGCACTTCCTTGCCCTCTTTATATGATTTTTGCTTTTAACCTTACCGGGATTTTCTTCGGCCCACAACCTACCTCTTTCTTTTACTTTTTCGGGATTAGCTTCCGCCCACGCTTTATTGGTAGCTGTTATCCTAACCTTGTTTTCTTCATAGTATTCCCGGTCATAGTCCCTGTGCGACTCTCTGAATCTCCTATTTTTGGCCGCAACCAGTTCTGGGTTGGCCTTAGCCCACGCCTTATGACGGATGGATTCTTCTTCTTTATGGGCAAGATCATAGGCCGCGATTTCCGCTCTATGGCTCTCCCGCCACACCCTCATAAAAGCGGATTTTTGCTCTCTCGCGGTTATGTTCGTTTCAGCTACTGCTGCTTGCATCGTGGCTCCCCTATGTCTTACACTTTGCTATTTTCTCCCTCGCGTGAGTATGCAAAAAAGTGTCTCCGATACCGCCCTGGGTCAGGTTGACCTCAAGTGTCAGCTCTACCTTGCCAGTATATTTGCCGAATGTCAAGGGAATTATCGCCTCTCTTACAGCGGCCAGAACATCGGCTATCTTGTCTTCCTTTTCCATTACTACCCTATGCAGGCCAGGTTGTGATCGCGGAGATACCGCTTATGCTCACTTCTCGTTTGGATGTTTTCGGCATCTTTCGGTAGCGTGGCCTTGGCGCTTTCAAGCCATTTCACATCCCCGTCCGTCAAGACTGCCCCCCGGCTGTAAACCTTCCGTGCCATCGCTCCGCATTTGCATTTCACGCGGTCGGGGATCGCGGTTATGGGGTGCATCTCCTCAAGGGAACGCCTGCATTTCTTGCATTTGTATTCGTAGACCGGCATATCATTGCCCCATCCCCGGCCCTAAATCAGCGGGAACTGTCCGATCCGCCTGATCGGTATTCCCCGGCATGATCTGCTGCATCATGTCCATAGTCTCCATCATGTAGGTAGGGTCCATATGACCCATTGCCAGCATTTTGGCGGTTTTCATCATCATATCAGAGACCTTTTTCATGGCATCCGCGTTGCGACTCTTGTTCAGGGCCTCTCTCATGCCGTCATTCATTGCCTGATTCTGTGGCGTACTGGACTGATTCATGATAATACTCCTTTCAGTTTTGTGCTCATTGCGGCACGGTTGTTGCCGCCGGTTTGGCCTTCCCCTGATTCGTGGTCTGCAACGACGATTGCATGACAAAATTCCTGATATTGATCGCGTCCTGCTCGGGTAGGCCAGCGTCAACGAGGATCTGCAAGGCCTGATCGGTTTGGGACTCTGCCGTGCGCTCCATTTCCTCTTTCCACCCCGGCCAATTCAAGGCCTCCAGGAGCCCCCGCTGCCCGATTGCTTTCAGCTTATAGAGTTCCTTTGCGTCTTCCCGGAACTGGAGGCTGGTCCTTGGCGTCGTGCTTCCGCTTTCCACGACAAAGTTAAATTTCCGTCCCGCCAGAGCGACCCCGACGAACGGCTTCGCCTCACCCGCCACGTCCACGGACTCTTCATTGGTGCCGTGATTCTGCCACAACCCTATACACCATCGACTTCTATTCTCGACGAGGCTGTCGATGCTCGCAGTCTTGGTCTGCATCAGCACCTGGTTCCGCTCCTGGAGGGCCACGATCGCGCTGGCTGCGATAACTCCGGTCGGCCCGACTCCCCTGTCGGCGTCCTCGATCTGATAAACCCGGTCGAACATGGTAATAATCAGGTCCAGCACCCGGAAAAACGTCTCGGGGAGATTTGGGATCGTCATGAACTCGATCCGGGCGTTCGGCGTGGAGGGCATCAGGATCATCCTGCCTGCCTTCTCAATGGATGATTCGATCATCTCCCTGGTGATGCCGCACTGCTGCTGAACGATCAACGGCGGGGCCATTACGTTGATCACGTAGGCGACCAGTTTGGTGATGATCTGGTTGATCTTGACGATGAGGTCCCCCACCTGCTCGGCTGCGCTGAATCCCCAAATCGAAACGCCATCTTTGTAGGAATTGGCAAAATAGACGGGCAGTCTCCCCCAGGGGTAGGTGTTGATGATCTGTTCCGTTGGTGCCTCCGGGTTGATATTCGGGTTCGCGCAGTCATCCAGGACCATCACGCCGCTCTTGATTGCCGGGTCCTTGGTCTTGGTGATCGTGATCTTGCGGATGCCGTCACGGTAGACGGGGACGGTCTTGGTGGTTTCCACGAACACCGGATTCCCGCCACTCCCAGTCGCTTGAAACTCATTCCCTTCTTCCCCAACCATAACCGGTACGCTGCTGCTCTTCTCGGTCTTCGTGCTGCCGTCTCTGATCCAGCACTCCACGACCAGGCATCGCTGCACCTTCTTGTCGCCGGCTTGCCCTTTATTCGACCTGACCGACATTGGATCGGCATAATTCCCGATCGACTGGCTGGCGTGGCTTTGGGATTTATACTCTTCACGGACGCTGCCCATCAGGTCGTAGGCGTCATCAGGGGCGATGTCTTTGACGTTGTAGAAGCTC